TGCGCGATTTACGAGGCAATGATGGTCGAATATCAAGTTCTTTTTGACATCGCTATCGGCATTATCGGCGTAATGGGCGGCTGGACACTTAACACTGTCTGGGGCGCTGTCCGCGATCTTCAGAAGGCCGACAAGGAGTTGGCCGAAAAGGTTGGCGAGATTGAAGTTCTCGTCGCCGGCCGTTACATGACGCGCGTTGAGTTCAACGACACGCTTGGCCAAGTGTTTGCCAAGCTTGATAACATCCGTGACATGCTCGCAAACAAGGCAGACCGATGAAGTTCAACGCCACCAGCATCCGCCGCATGGCCGGCGTCGATCCGCGCCTCGTCGCGGTTATGAAGGCCGCACGCGCCGCCAGCCCAATTCCGTTTGAAATCACCGAGGGTCTGCGCACCAAGGAGCGGCAACGCTACCTCGTCAAGACCGGCAAGAGCCGGACAATGAACTCGTATCATCTTCGCGGTAAGGCGGTCGATGTTGTCGCCATGCCCGGCGGTAAAGTCTCATGGAACTTGGCCGATTACCGCAAGATTGCCGGGGCCGTGGCAAAAGCGGCAAAAAAGGCCGGCGTCACCATCACTTGGGGTGGGACGTGGAAAAGCATCGTGGACGGGCCGCACTGGCAGATTGAGGGATAGCCATGATCGCCGCGACAAAACTCCTTGGCGTGATCTTTGCCGTTACGTCGATGCTGTTGGCGGCGCTGTTCGGCTTTGCCAGCACCTTGTCGCTGAACTCACCGGACGCCCGCGAGCGCCGCGATGCGACGATCTCGGCTTTTTGGTCGCTCGTCGTTATCGGGCTGTGCGCCGTCCTGCTCATCACGCTATCTGGCTGTATGTCGGTAAAAGAACTATCGTGTCTGGCGCGCGACAATACGTCGCGGCCGTGCAACTAGGAGATTGATATGCTTACGAACTGGATGACAACTATCCCCGGCGTCCTGCTGCTGCTGCGCGTTTTGTGGGAAGCCTGGTCGACCAAGACGGTCAACTGGGCTGATCTTCAAAATGGCCTTATCGCTATCGGTCTAGTCGCCGCTAAGGACTTCAATGTGACCGGCGGCACCAAGCCCCAGGATTGAAAGCGGCAGGCTGAAATTGCCAAACCCAAGACCGTCGAAGAAACTGCTGCCGATCTTGATGCTGGTCGGTTTTAGCGGATGCAAATCGACCAGCGAAGGGTGTCCTCCGCTGGTCGACTATTCGGCAGAACGCCAGACCTTAGCTGCCAAAGAGTTACGCCGGCTCCCCGCGAATAGCGAGGTCGCTAAGCTGGTCGTCGACTATGGAAAGCTCCGCGCGGCGTGCCGGCTTTAGGTCTTTCTTGCGCTTGTAGCCAATCTCAGCCGCCGTGCCGGCCTTTGACTGAAGATAGTCCTCGGCAAACGTCGCGGCGAACAGTTCGTAGTTCACGGCGTCAATATGGCTGTCGAGATGCGTAGGAGACGCAAACGCGCGGGCGTTCTTAACGCAAGCCAGGATGATGGCGATTTCGTAAGGGTGAAAGTCTCGGCCTAGCCTTAGCGTGGCGATATCAGAGGCAAGCTGGAAATTTGACTCGATCCCGCCGTAGCCTTCGCCGCGCTGGTCAATGATCTTAGCCGCTTGGCTAAGCAGTTCGTGAGGATTCATCTATACTCTCCAAGAGTTCCGCCCGTTCGCGTAACATGCGCAGCACCGTGTAGCGTTGGTGCAACCGCACTAAGACCGTGGAGCGTCGGGTGTCCCGCTTCTCGGCTTCCAGAAGGTCCAAGACCTCCTGTTCGGTCAGATCGGCCAACCGATCATTAAGCTCTTTCCATGTCAGATAGTTCGGCAAGGGCCAACTCCGCTAAAGACTTCTTGTCGTGTAACGCGCTGAAGATACGCTCGTCAATAGTTTTATTACACATCAGCACATAGCACCAGACATCTCGGGTCTGGCCGCTGCGGTGCAGCCGCCCCACGGTCTGCTCGAACAGTTCCAGTGACCATGGCAGGGACAAGAAGATGATTTTGTTGCCGCCGAACTGAAGGTTGAGCCCGTGGCCGGCGCTCTTGGGGTGAATGGCTAGAAGCTCTATTTCCCCTTTGTTCCAGTTTTCAACGGCATTTTCTTCGTCTATGGTGGTGAGTTTATGCCTACGTTTTAGCTCGGCTAACTCTTCTTTGTAATTGTAGACAATGATGGTGTTATCGTGCTGGTTCTCGTCAAGAATGTCCTGAAGGGCGTCAAACTTCTGACGCCCGAACCACTGGGCTACGCCATTAGCGTCATAGGCAAAACCGCTGGTTAGCTGTTGAAGTTTGTTTGTGACCGCCGCCGCCGTGGGCGCGGTAATCTCTTCATGGACATATTCGCGCTTCATGTTCTCGTAAGGCGTCCGGTCATCTAGGTCGCAACGCATCTCGACAACATGGAGCGGCGGCAGCTTGTCCTTATACTCGCCAGGCTCCAGCACATAGGTCGCCGGCTTGATTGTTTCCATGACCTTGGGCAGCGCGTTTGGCAGCGGCTCCCACTGGCCGTAATCGCGGTTTATGCAATAAAAATACTGTTGCAGGAACGCGCCCTTGCTACGGCCAAGCAACGTCTGATCGACGACTTTGCACTGGCCAAACACATCTTCTAGACCGTTCGATGTGAACGATCCGGTTAGCCCCCACCTGATCTTGAATTGGTCGAGGATTTTGAGAAGATGTTTGAACCGTTTGCCAGACGGGTTTTTCAACCGCGTCAATTCGTCGAAGACGATGCCATCAAAGCCAGCCGGATCGACGGAGGGGATGTTATCGTAGTTGGTGACAACGATGTCGGCGGCCGAATCAAACGCTTTCTTGCGTTGCGCGGGCGTGCCAACGGCGACGGCGATGTCGAACGTCTCGGCCCATTTGCGCCCCTCTACCGGCCAAACGTCCGTGCAGACGCGCTTGGGCGCAAGGACCAGCCAACGGTCGCAATGTCCGCGCACGGTCATCTCGGTCATGGCGGTCAGCGTGATCGCCGTCTTGCCCGCGCCGACTGGCGCGAGGATCATTGCCCGATCATGGGCGAAGAGGAAATCGGCGGCTTCGTGTTGGTATGGTCGCAAATCCATTCGTCGACATCCTGTGTTGACCATAGGCAGGCGTAGTTCTGGTTCAACGCACGCATATCAGACGCAAACATTTGTTGTAGCGGCGATAACTTGCCGCCGGGGCGCTTCAACTCGACGAAGTGCGTTGACCCGTCCGCAAAGCAAACGACGCGATCACTGACGCCGCGATTCGATGGTGAGACGAACTTATATGCTTTGCCGCCAACGGCTTGCACACACTTGACGAAATATTTTTCGATGTCCTTTTCAAGCATGAAATTATCTCTTGCACACTCGTAAAAGATTGTCTAGTGTCCGAATCATCGAAAGGTAAGGTTATGTCTCACTCTGCAATCGTCGGCGGCTCAACCGCCAAGCGGCTCATCAAGTGCCCTGGGTCGCGCAAGTTGGTGGCGGAAATGCCGCCGCAACCATCCAGCAAATACGCCGAAGAGGGCACACGCCTCCATAACGCCATGCACATGATCCTGTCGCATGGCGACAAGGTCGAAGACTACGCGGACAACGCGAAGTTAATTTTTGCTCTTGACGCGCTGGATCAGATCGACCCTGATAGGCAGCTTGAGTTCGCCACGGAGGTTAACGTCCATTTCAATGATTTTCTCGCCGGAGTTTACGGTAGTTGCGATCTCGTTGGCCGTGTGGGTCGTCGTGCGGTAGTCCTCGACTGGAAGTTTGGTGACGGCGTTGCCGTCGAAGTTGAAGAGAACGAACAGCTTATGTTCTACACGGCCGCAGGGATGCGGACGGCTGAGCTTGCTTGGGTATTCGACGGCATTGAAGAGATCGAGCTTATCATAGTCCAGCCGCCATATGTGAAGCGTTGGGTGACGACGGTAGAACGCATCAAGCAGTTCGAGCGTGCGCTGTATGACGCTGTGCAGACTTCGTTCCGACATGACGCGCCATATGCCAGCGGCGATCATTGCCGTTGGTGCGCGGCCAAGCCGGTCTGCCCGCTATTGACGGGCAAACTGGAACGCGCCGTTGCGACGGCGGTAAAGGCGATAGACGTGGAGAAAATCAGCCATGCTCTGGAAATGGCGCAGATTGCGGAAGATTGGGCGAAAGGCGTGCGTGAACTGGCGCAGACGTTGTTGGAAAACAACGCCCCGGTCCCAGGATGGAAACTTGTTCCCAAGGTTGCCCGCCGACAATGGGCGAACGAGGAGAGAGCTAGAGAAGCTCTTACAGAAATGGGACTGGATTCCGAGGAATTGATCGTAACTGAACTGAAGTCGCCGGCGCAGGTTGAGAAGGTGCTAAAGAAGCACAAGCTCGAACTGCCGCGCGACCTGACGGTTTCGATCTCATCAGGTCATACCATCGCACCGGAGAGCGATCCCCGGCCGGCGGTCATGACGATAGGCTCCGATATTCGTCGGGCCTTCTCTAAACTAAAGGTCTAAAGTAATGTCTAATATCGTGAAGTTCGGTAATGCCAATCTCCCCACCGCGACGTCGCTTGCGGCGTCGCTGCGCACTCTCGACGTTGACGCTGGTGTCGGCTCGGCCATCCTGAAGATGGACAAGACCGGCCACTGGGTCTACGGCGCGGATCAGACTGAGATCGACAAGGAGGGGCGCTGGGCGGTCAATCCGTTCTCGTTCGTCCACGGTTTCATCGCGTGGGGCGAAGGCGAAGTGCTTGGCGAGAAGATGGTGTCCATTACGGAACCGCTTCCCGAACTGGACGTGCCCCCGCCCGGCGCTAAGCGTGGGTGGGAGCCGCAGATCGGCATGAGCGTCAAGTGCCTTTCTGGCGAGGACAAGGGCGTCGAGGCGCGTTACACGGTTACGTCCGTGGGCGGTAAGCGCGCGATGCACCAGCTTGCCATGAAGGTTGCCGATCAGGTGGAGCAGAATCAGGACGCGCCGGTGGCGGTTCTGAAGCTGGGCTCCGAGTATTATCAGCACAAGAGCTACGGCCGTGTTTATACGCCGGTGTTTGACATCATCGAGTGGATCTCGCTGGAAGGCGAGCCGGTCGTTGAAGCCGCGCCGGAAGACACTGGCCGTAGTCGTCGCGGATAATAGGGAGAGTGGGGGCGCAAGCCCCCGCTTTTTTAAATGAAAATCCTCGACATCATCAAGGAAGAGGCCGCGCGAGGCGGCTACACGGTCGCGCAGATCTTGGCGGATGATCGAACGTTGCGCATTACCAAGTTGCGTCAATACGCCATGTGGCGGGCGCGGGCGGAAACCTCGCGGTCGCTGGCTGAGATTGGGCTGATGTTCAAGCGCGATCACACAACGGTCCTGTATGCGTATCAGAAGATAGAAGCAATGCGCCCCGACACACGGGCGGCTTTGCCGCCGTTGTTCCAATTACCTCCTAGATTTGCGTCTGTTTCATATGGCGCGCGACGGTATCTTGGCGGGGAGTGCCCGCGCGGTCATGGGCGCTTGCGGTATGTCGCCAATGGCGGGTGCGTGGAATGTAAGAGACTAAACAATTGGGCGACTCGACATGCGAAAAATAGTCTGGGAACCAGAGATGGACGCGCAGATAAGACGCTTGGCTGCGTCGCGGTTGAGCAGCCGAGAGACTGCTGAGCGAATGGGTTTGCCGCATGAGCGCGTAAAGAAACGCGCCGCGCGGATCGGCGTGCGGTTCGGCCGATATACTGCCGCCCAAAAGAACACGCCGGGCGGCCATCGCGCCGCCGACGAGCGTAGCGCCGAGCTACTGAGACAAGTGGGGATGCGGATATGAGTGACGACATCGTGAAGCGGCTGCGAGAGTTTAAGCCGATTGAGTATGTTGCCCGACAGGAAGCCGCCGACCGCATCGAGCAGCTAGAAGCCGAACTCGCCGCTGCAAGGAAGGAGAGTGCCGAAGTCTTCTGTGCTCTACAAGCCGAACTCGCCACAATGAAACATAAAGCGGACGATAGGCTTGGTTGCATGTTGGAAGCGACAAAGCGGGCAAGCAAGGCGGAAGCCGAACTCGCCGCCGCCATAAAACAGCGCGACGAAGCCAACGAACAGGTGGATTTTGAGCGCGAACAGCACGGAAAGACAAGCGCCGAACTTGCCGCCGAGCGGGAGCGGGCCGAAAAGAATGAGACAGAGTGCCGCGAGGCGATGGAGGATCGTGACGCGATAGCCGCCTTCCGCGACGAACTCCGCGACGAACTCGCCGCCGCACAAGGCAACGCGGACGACAACTACAAAAAGCTGATGGAGTGCCGCGCCGAACTCGCCGCCGAGCGGGAGCGCGTGAGAGAGCTTACGGAAGAAATGCAAGAGCGCCGTGATGAATTTGCGGCGTATCGCATAGACGTAAATGACCGCATAACCAAGCTGCGCGAGGCGCTGGAGGAAGTGACAAACGCTTTGGCGGAAAGCGAGGAAGGCCCGCGCATAGACCGCGCCCGCGCAGTGCTGGCAGAAACCAAAGGAGAGTAAGATGACTAAGACAGTGACCATTGACGGTATTGAGTATGCGCCTGTTCAGAAGAACACAGGAACACGCGCCGTTGTTGTTGTGGACCGTGGTTGGATTTTCGCGGGCGACGTGACACGCAAGGATGGACGGATTTATCTGTCAAACGCGCTTCACGTTTTCAAGTGGGTGTCGGGTGGTTTTGCCGGAATGATTGCGGACCCGAAGAACGCGAAAGCCGACCTGCGAAAAATTGCAGACGTAGACATCCCAGAAGGAGCTGAAGTGTTTTGCGTCCCCGTGCCGGACGGATGGGGGTGCTGATGGCCAATACCTTCTATCCTGTTGGCTATGGCTCTGGCTCTGGCTATGGCGA